GGCAGATATGGGACGCCCAGCTCGCTGCAAGTGCTTCGGGTCTTCGTTAAACGGAGTCCAAAAGAACTTGAGAAGAGCAGCAACCCCGTCAAGCGGATCATCCCTGTATGTGTATACAGGAGTGACCGCATTGACGTAAGGGCGGTGGAGTCGGTTATCGTATCCTTCGGGAGATACGACCCAATCCCATCGCACGAGGGCGGCAGTGTCTCGAGGACCTGCAGGAAACGGGATCAACCGTTTGATGTAGGAGTCGAGACTTGTGACGAATTCCGTAGGCCCATACTGTTCCCAGTATAGGTTACGGAATGCAACAATCGCCACAACTTCGTCAGCAAAACTGCGATTCTGTGGGAGCCTCTTCCGAACTCTAACCGGTGAAACCGGCGAGCCGAGGAAGTAATCTCCTCCACAGCTTTCACGAAAGTTTCCTTTCATGAAAGACTTGTGGACGTTCACTTTGAGGCCGAAAGCCTCAAGGAGTCGCACAGTCTCGTTGGCAGTGTCGATAGGGACGATGATATCGTCCCCATAGACACGAAGGTCTAGATCCATGGAGGATCGGACCTTCTTGCCTCTCACCCGCTCAAACGCCATCGCGGCTATCGTAGCGAATACGATAGTCTCGATTGGAAACGTCAAAGCGCTGCCCATCGAAGCGAACTTGCGGAGAAGGACTGTAGTCCCATCCGGCAAGACCGATCGCTGAGACCTACAAGCAAGTATCGCCGAGAGCAATCCCGGCCAATACTTGAAGAGGTCTTTCACGATGCGAAGGGATACACGATCAGAGGCCTCAGAGAGGTCAATTGTCGCGTATTTCCCATTCGGGAGCGAGCCCGCGAGGGCTAACTCCTGATTGGGCTCTTGGAACTCGTAACTCACACATGGATCTTTAAACATCCATGATTCAAACAAGGTCGCAAGACCTTGTTGGATGAACTGGTTATACACCGGTTCAGCCGTGATAATACGAGGCCCCTTCGCCGTCTTAGGAACGGCAATCACCCTAGCAGGTGGTTCCGCTCCAGGCGGGTGCAGAACAAAGCCATCTCCCTCATCAGAGAGAGAATGAGCTAAGTGCAAAGTAGCGGAGAACCAAGCGTCTAAACGCTCGGACCACTCCTTTGACGCCCACTTACCATTGCTGGTAAGTTTTTGAGCGACCGCACCGGGTCCATGCCGAGATGTGGACAGAAACTCGTTCTTACGAACGTAATTTTCCATCCAGTCGAAGCTGGACCCCCATAGACGAAGTGACATCTTCCGAAACTCAGAAACGAGTTCTTCAGAAGTATGCACATCGGATATGGCTTGATCAGTCTCGAGATAAGCACGAAGAGCTCCGTCGACCTTTTCAGGCGAGGGAAGCTCTTTAAGCTTTCCGTGCAGATATGCAATCTGTCGGATAGCGCGTACAGCCTCGGGACTGGGGTGAGAAAGCAAGATGCCTTCTGAGTCGAACACTTCACTCCATGCGCCATGCAAGAATGCAGGGCGCATGTCACTTCTGGATCTCTTTCCAAAAGAAAGATGTCCTTTCGAGGGGAGCTGACCCTCTTCCAGTCCTTGTTCAAGGTACTGGCCGAGAGTCGGAAGGATAAGGGTGAGGAATGCCTCACCCTTGTGTTCGACTTGTGACCTCAATGTTGCGAGGTCACTAGAGGCATCAATGCCGAGCAGACGCATCTGGTCTTCCAGAACGGCTGCATGGAGATCGAACTGGCTTTTCAACTGCGCTCCTTTCAAGAGTTAGCGGTTCCAGTTGCAGTCTCTGTAGATGATTCAGACAGTCTTTCTCATACGAGCAAGCGAATAGCCGAGCATGGCACCGACCGTAGTCCCAAGCATCCCTACGATGAGTAGGAGTGTCAGGGTGAGGATAGTGCCATCCATCAGTTTTCGCCGGCGATCAGCTTGATGAGCTGAGCGTCCGAGCTCGCAGTGAGATGATTGATGATCGCCTTCGCGAGATCCTTCTGCTCTGCAGCAGAGAATCCCGAGGGAGGAACATCGATCGAGAGGGTAACCGTCCCGCTAGCGATGACGTTAGTCGTCGAAACGAGAGGGTCGGTGACCACCTTCGAAAAAGTAAGACGCGCCACGTGACGCGTCCGCTTTCCGTAGGCGGTCGAGACCTCAAGCGCGACCTTGGAATCGTAGTTGGAAAACTTTCCAACATCCGATCCAGTATTGACTCGCGGAAGCGAGACAGTACCGGGGGTCGTGCCAATGGTGACGGACTGAGGGTCTGCAAAGGCCACAGTTTCTCCTATTCGATTGTTGTTCGATTGTTGTTGAGTTGTCTACCGACTCCGGGCTAGGCCCAAAGCCGTGAGGATCGCCCATTGGCCCGCATTAAGCGAGCCCAGGGTGACATCAAAACCGAACGGCGAGGCAGCAAGCCTTACCTTGGCATCGATTGTTCGAGAGCTAATTACGTGTCCTGTGAAGGATCGTATACCGGCTCCCGAAGGCACAATGACAGGTCTACCCGAAACACTGCTGGATGATTTAATCCTCGCAGTGCTATACGCGTAGTTCAGGATTGTGTTAGACAGACCGAGAGTCGAAAGATTCCCGATCACGGTTCCCATGTTTGAGAACCAGTCTATCAGCCATGACCACGGAGTCAACTCCCAGAGGACTTCCGGAGTGAGTTCCAGCCCGAGCAAATCGATCGCACGATCCAAGTGGCTATTGTTAGTAGCACTTGGGCGCGCGGCCGTTGCAAAACGAGCTGTTGTCCACACCGAGAGTTCTTCTAGGACAGAGGCCGAGCCATTGAACGTTCCATTAGGATAAGGCGCAGAAGCGTAGCCATAGGCTCCACTCGCGCTTGTCATCCTATATGGAGGTCCAGGGTTCGTCGTGACAATCCCCGCTAGGGGACTGCCCGCGTAGCACTGGAAGGCGTGATTATCAATAATCCCGCCTCGCAACGACACGACTCTGCGAACCGTTCGTCTCGTATCATCTTCTGGGAACAACATCTGATCAAGAGCCAAGAGGATCTTGATAGATTTGTCCACATCTCGGATGATAGGAGACCACCCGAAGACGTTGTTCAGATACTCGGAACCGAGTGCTGAGGCAGCGTCTCGCACACCCGCAGCCTTCATACCCTGGATAAGGGTAAAATGACGGCGGAGTGATGTAAGTAGGCCGGGGATATCTCCGCGTGCCAACTCTAAAAGAGTTGACAGTACGGAGGCCTTCGACCCGAACGGATTCATCTCACTGATGTGATTTGAAGCGATCGCACGTAACGAGACCTCAGAAGGTCCGAACGTGTACAAGGGTGTTGTGAACGGAAACCCTTTCGAGCGGAAGTATCCACCGAATGGATCCAAGTACCCATCGCTCATGCGAACGGTACCGGAGCCATCCAGATACGGATGATAACCCGGGACTACGTTAACGAAGTCACGGTAATCACCACCCGCAGCCTGATCCCGAAGAGTATTCGGGGTCTGGTTGTACTCCACTCGATATGTGCCGAACTCATGACCAACATCTCCAAGAAGGAAGTTGGTCGGAGCCCCGGGACGGGATTGGATCATTGTGAGTTGCCTCTCAATGAACTTCTTCCTGTACACCAGGCGGTCTACAATATTGCCAGATGGCTTGTAGACTTCGGACTCAATCGCGGGTTTTGTCGATGAACTCCCATCCTGGAGTGCAAGTCCCTTACCAGTTCGAAAACTGTAAGTGGCTTGAAAACCAGTGTAGGCATCCCACGTCCGCGCACCTGTCAGGTAGGGCCAAAGGGAAGGAACGGGTCGAACCGAACCTTTCCAAGACCCCCACCGACGGGTGGACGAGACGTAGGGCATGACTGCTCTCCTTTCGGTATTGATGTGGGCCCCCGGGAGGGGGC